TCCTATTGTTTTTAAAACTGTAGCTATTGGTGCTAAAAGTTTAAAAGCATCTACAATTTTTTTAACCCATAATATAAAGTTTGCTATTTTATTTGTTGCCCACATTCCTGCTAATAAAGCTCCAACTGTAATTAAAACAGGTTTTAATTTTTCAAAATTATCTTTTATTTCTTTTACTTTTTTATTTATCTCATCAGAAGCTCCTGCGAACATATCATATTCAGGTAAGTCTATACCTAGACTTCCTCCTGTTGCTCCACCTACTCCTTTATTTTTCCCAGAATCTCCTGTATCAAAACTAACATTATTTAATTCATCAAAAGGCATTAACATTTTCTTCATTGCTTTTTCTGCTTTTTTTGCACTATCTTCTATATCTCCCAAACCATCAGAAGCTGTATTAACTACTTCTCCAATGTTTTTTGCAGAATAATCAGCAAATTTAAATCCAAAAAATGCTGCAATTTTTTGTGCTGCTTCTGTTAAAATCTGTGTTAATGCTCTTACATACGGAATCACTTTCATAACTATAGGAATAAAAATACTTCCTATTGCTCTTCCTAATTTTGTAAATTCTGTCTGCATTACTTGCAAAGCAGTAGAAGGCGTAATTAAAGTTTTTGCAAAATATCCTTGCATCTGTGTTGTCGATTTCATCATTTGATAATAAGCTAATTCTGTTTTTTGCGCTCTTGTCATTTCATTTATTTTTTTATTTATTCCTAAAGAATATGCAACTTCTTGCAATGTTGCTTGATCTAATGCAACACCTACAGCTCTCATAGGCTCAAGTTCACCTGAAAATCCAGACTTTATTTTTTCTAACGCTAAATCAAAACTAATATTTTTAAATGCAGACATATCTGCTGCCAATTGAGTTAAGTTTTTACTCATTTTATAAGCGTTATCTCCTGCAATTCCAAATCCTTCCGCTAAACTTTTAAATGCTGTCATACTATTCATCATCTGTTGAGGATCTAGCCCTAATATACTTTCTGCTTTATTTATAAATTTTTGAGCTTCATCAGTTGATTTTCCCATTACTATATTAAACTGATTCATTACTGCTATATAATCACTTGTTTTATTAACAAATTTAAAAATACTAGAACCAATTTGTCTTAATCCTGCAATAAATCCTGCAAAATTAACCATACTTAATGTCTTTTTTAATCCACCAATATTATTAGACAATTTTTTTACTTCCTCAGAAGCTTGTTTAGCAGTAGCTTTTATTTGTAAATTAACTATTCCTATGTTTACATTATCTGCCATTTTTAGCCTCCTTTCTGTCCAAATCTTTCTTGAGCTGCTCTAGCCCAATTTTCAAAGAAAATTTGAGTTCGTATTATTTCAAACTTTTCCTCTTCTTCTTTTTTTCTTTTTTCTTCTTCTTCATCTTTTAAATATTCTGCATTATATCTTTCAATTTCATAAGGTTTTTCAGAATATTGTAGAGGCTTTGTAGCTTTAGAAAAAGGTCGCAATATAGGAGATACATCACAAAGTGCCTCATATATATACAACCCTTGTTCCCAGATAGTCCATTTTGTTTTTATAGCTTCTCGTTTTTCTTTTAATTTAAACGCTTTTAAATATGCTTTTGTCATGCAAACATCTTCATACCAAAATTGTTCATAAGTCATACCTATAGACATATATTGTGGACACATCTTTTCAAATTCTTGTGTCAGGAAGATATGCTCTACTTGTTTAGAATAGAATGAATCTAAACTACCTTCCATCCTATGTTTTTTGTTTCATCTTTGTTTTCATCATCATCAAATAGAGAATTATACGTTTCACTTATCATAGCAATTAATTCATTCGCTAATCCTCTTTTATCATTCATATTTTCATATATTTCTCTAACCTTTGAAGAGTTTACGTTTCTATGATTTTTTAAAAACGCTCCTTCAAAAGCTAAATCTACCATTGTCATTGGCTTATTTGTAAAACTTTCTAAATCAAATCCTTGTCTTTCCATTAGTTTGATTGAATCTCTACTAAATTCAAGACAATATTTTTTTCCTTCATAATCAAATTCTATTTGTCTAGCCATAATAATTCTTCCTCCTTTTTATTTTTATCCAACAGTAGTTACTGTTGATTTTGTGTTCCATGATGGAGCATTTGTAGGTGTTATTGAATTAGATACCTCTGCTACAGAGTTTACACTCATTTCAGGCAATCCCATTGGTGAAGGCACACCTGTAAAGAATAAACTATCTGTTAATCCAGGTACAACTACCTCAAACCATGTTTCTTTAGCAGGATTTGAAGCAATACCTGTATTGTAAGCAGTTACTAATGTTGCCCACGCATCCTTTAAAGCTTGTGAAAGATTGAAAGTAAACTCTAAAGCTCCTCCTAAATCTTTCAAACCTGGTATATATGTTTTATACTCTGTTTCATTTAAAGTAGTAGTTTCAAGGTTATCAGGTGCTGATGTTAATGCAGGTATTGATTTAACTCCTACTAGATCAATGTACCCTGATGTAGGTCTTGTTCCTGCTGTAGTTTCTACAGCATATTTTAAATGAACTCCTATTGTACTTAAATATGTTGCCATTTTAAATTCCTCCTTTTTAATTTACATATATTAAATTTGTTTCTTTATCATAAACACAAGAATATCTAACTGTTCCTGTCATAATTGTTTTGTCTGTTATATATGGTTGAATAACAACATCTCCCATTCTTTGCATTTTATAATTGTTTCTTATATAATCTTCAATTATTCCTAACATAAATCTAACACTATCAATATAATCATACTCCTGTGTATCTCTACTAAAACATACAAATTGATAAGTTAAATCAATAGTTCTTTCTCCCTCAGCTGTACTTCTTGAAAGTATTTCACTATTATTTATTTCTTGAATAGTTATTTTTGGATATGTTCCTTTAGGTAAAGGTTTATATATTTCCTTTACTATTGTATCTTTATATGAATCTTGCCTTGAAGAAAAAATATTACTTAATCCTGCTTCTATTTGTTTTATTAAAGTCATTATCTAATAACCTCCTCTATCCTTTTTTTTATAACAGAAGGAGCGTCTTTAATTACTTTTTTAAATGAATTATGTCCTTCTTTTTGTGCAGGAATACCTTGCGTATAAACTTTTTTGCCATTATTATAATAAGTCCAATATAATCCACCAACAGGAATACCATTTTGAGATGCTTTAGTATTATTACCTTTATTTTTCCTAATAGTTTTTCCCGAATTATACGGATTTAATCCATAACCTTCTTTAGGCGGATGATCACTTTCTTCACCTTTTGTACCAGTTCCAAATTCATCATATATTGCCTGTTGACCGCTCATAGCAACCTTCTTTTCATTTTTATTTCCAGTTATAGAAAAATCCATAGGTGTACTATCTTGATATTGTTGTTGAGCTTCTCTGTATATTTTTAACATTTCATCTAAAGCTATATTTGCTAAATCATCCGCAATATTTTCAGCAACTTTATCTAACGAATTAGCCCATCTATCTAATGTTTTTTGAATATCATCTAATTCTTTAGTAGATAATTCAACACTATAACTTCTATTCATCAGAATCACCAACCATCCTTTGAAGATAAATTGTTGCTTCGTTCAAATAAATTAATGGTTCTCCATCTACATAATAATCTGCATCTACACAATAATCATCTGTTGTTACAGGAGGTTTAGTAAATATATAACATCTATCAAAATTATGAAAATTCTTTGCTTTTTCTACATCTGTATAAATAGCAAGTCTATTTATATAATCATTACCAAAAGCAATTATTTCTCCATCTGTTGATAATGGTTGAAAATTTAATTTATACAAAACTGGGGTAGAAAATTTTATTCTTCCACTTTTACTATCAGTTATTCTATTACATAAATAAACATCTCTTCTATTTCTCAAAAGTTGTTTCATTTACCCCACTCCTTTAGCTAAAGGAATTATTTTCTTTGTCAAACCCGCAGGATAATCAGAAGCACTATCGTAACTCCTATTTACCCCACCTTCACTATGACTTTTTTCTCCTTCTGCTCCTTTTTTCATAATTGCACTTACAGCTAATTGTATTATTATTCCTTCATAGATTTTTTCATAAGGTTCATCATCAGTTGGACTAAAATGTCTGTCATTATAATATTCTAATAAAGCAAATTCTAACTCTTGCTCTAATTCTTCATCTTCTATAATGATTTCTCTTCTTTCAAGTCTATCTTTTAACTTTTCAGCTAATTGTTGAATTTTGCCATTGTTCTCGAAATCCATTTTAATCCCCCTTACTTATTTTTCTTTTCTTTTTATTTAGAAATTCATAAGCTTCTTCTGTTGAAATAGAAGTTACAACTTGATCTAAATAATCTCTAACAACTTCATTTTCAGTAGCTAACACATTATAAGAACCGTCTTTTTCTTTCTCTATTTTAACTTCTACAAGCTTATTAACTAAAGGCTTTACATATATTTTATTTTCATATACATATAACATATCCTATTTTCCTTTCTTCGTAGTTTTTCCTTTATTGGTTGATTTAACTTTTTCTTTTGGTTGTTTTTCTTGATTATCTATTAAGGAAGCCACTTTTTCAGTAGCTTCCTTCTTTTCGGAAGCTATCTGATAACCAAGATTTTTAAATTGTTCTTCGTAGGTTTTCTTTGAACATACTAAAGTATGATCTCCCCTCTTTATAGTTACCATTATACGCTCCTCCTATTTTTATTTAATTAACCTAAACTTGTTGGATCTGTATCTACAATGAATACTCCATCAGCTTTAGGGAATGATGGTAATGCTACCATTGAAACTTTAGTTTCAACATTTACAGGATCTTCTATAGCAAATGTTGTTACAGCAATTCCTTGATTTACTAATGCAACTTCTGCTTTTGTTGCTCCTGTCATTAAATCACTTTCCTCAGGTGTTACTCCTAAGTGTGTATTTCCTAATTCACCTTCTGGCATTAAAACAAATACATCATCTGCAAAGTAATTTACAAAGTTTCCTGTAGATTCATCAATATATCCATCATCATTTACATATATTACTAAGTTAGTTTCTTGTTCAATAAATCTTCTAACTTGCTCTGATGTTATATAAACATCTCCATTAGACATTGCATAAATTCTCTTTGAAATATTTGTATTAGCTGTTAAATTCTCTAATAAATTAGAATTACACATAGCTCTTGTTAATGTATATCCTGCTCTTCTAGCAGTTTTCTTAATATCGTTAATATCTTTAACAATATTAGCACTTGCATTATCCCAAGCTGTTTCAACTGTAATTTTATTAGCTTCTGGCATACCATAATCATAAGTATATGATTGTCCATTACTTGTTACAGTTAATGCTCCTGTTGTTAATACTTGCATTCTCATTCTTTCAATTGTTTCATAAGCTGCTGTTATTAATTTGATTTGATCATCAAATATCTTAACTATTATAGCATTTATGATTGTTTCATTTTGAGTTTGCATTAATGTATTTAATTGTTGCCTCATTTTTTCATCTATTACCATAGACTCTTTGAAGAAAGGCATTTCTGTTTTGAATTTTTCTACACCTTGTCTATCTCTTCTTATTGCTTTTGCATCATAAGCAGATAATCTTAATCCAACTGGTTGATTATTTGCTCCTTTAATCCAACTGATTTCACAACCTATTTCCTTTTTAAATGGAAATAATTGATCACCAACTGTATAAGTATTTAAATTCTTCTCTAGCCAATATGCTACCATATTGCTACTTGTTACTAATTCATATATTGATTTTGCCATAATTAGATCGCACTCCCTTCTACAAAGATTATTCTAGGTACAGCGCCTTTTACATTTGATGTAATTAATGCTTTTGTTGTATCATCTATTTTTAATAAATCTACGCATCCTGCTAATATTATTGTTGCATTACTTGTTCCTGCTGTAACATCTACATCATGTAATAATATAGCTCTTGCTGTATTTCCATTTGTTTTTGTGAAGGCTGTATCTCTTTTTTCAATATCACCTGCTAAAGGTGTTCCTGCTCTTAATATTTTTCTTCCATCAGTATCAGCATCAACACCACTATTAGATACTTGAGCAGGTAATGTTACCATATAGCTATTGTTAGCTATTAATATGTGTTTGTCAACACCAAAAGTTTCTTTAATTACTGCCATTTTATTCTACTTCCTTTCAAAAAAATTTTTTTCGCCTTTTACTTCTACTTTCGTAGATTGAGCTAATTCCTTTCCAAAAGAGCCTTTTTCATCTCCTTTGTTTCCAGTATCAGAACCTTCTTTGAAACCGCCCATTTTTCCAAGCTTATTTTTAATTGTTTCAGACTTTCCAGTTTCATAAGCACTTGCTACTATTTTTGCAATATACTTACTAACTTTTTCTGTCTTTTCATTTTCTTCAAAAGATATTCCTGATAAGAATTCTTCAAATTCTTTATCATCATCTTTTATTCCTGCTTTTATTTTAGCATCTGCTAAAGAACTAATCGCTGTTTTTTTGCTTAATGTTAGATTACTTTCTTTTAATTGTTTTTGTAAATCTTCAATTAATTTTTTAGTATCTTCATCAGCTTTTTTCTTTTTGTCATCATCTGTCATTTTAGCATCTAATTGTGATTGCAATTCAGCAATCTTATCGTTTAGCTCTTTTTGCTCAGCCTTAGCCTTACCACTATTCGTATATTCCCCTGTTGACAATACTTGTTTCTTGAAAAATGATTGAATATCATCCTTAGTCATATTATCCTTAAAACTATCTCCCATCATTTCTTTTAACAATTCTTCCATATCTTTTTCCTTTCTTTCGGTAGCGTTTTATTGCACTTCTCTGTGCCTCACCTATCTACAAATATAGCCATCGTAGAACTGGCAATATAAATCTACTGTTTAGATTTTTTATCTAAACAAAATTAACATCAACTGTTTCTTTATTTTCTGTATCTTCTTCTTTGAAAACGGTCTGTGTCTGCTTGTTTCCATTTCCGTCCATCTCGGTTTGATTTGTTTTTGTTTTTTGTTCTTCATTATATTTCTTACCTCTCTCAACTACTCCTGTTATATCTGTTGTCATATCTGCCATAGCAAGTGCATCCTCTGGTGCAATTGTATTTGTAGACATCAACGTACTATAACTTTGAGCTTTTGTTTGAATATTATCATTTTTGTTTCTAGGCAATTTAATATCTATATCTTCAAGTTTAAAATTTTTAGATACCATATTCAATAAATGTAAAATTTCAATTGCAACTGCCAATTGTTTCTTTTTAGCAATTTTGAAATATGACTCTTTTATTCTTGCAACAATTTCTATATCAGCCCAACCATCACGAAGTTTAACAGCATCTCCTGTATCTCCGCCACCGCCAGACCTTGTCTTTCTATCAGGAATACCTGTTACCACTTTATAAGCTTCTTCAAAATATTCCCTTAAATTCTGAATACCTAAACTATCTAATTGCTGATAAATAAATTTAGCATCTACATCAACACCTGCTTGCCCAATTAATTGTAATATCCTATTTTTTCTTGCTTTTTCAGCTTCTGTATCAGTTAATTCCGCATTCATTATTACTAATAAACTCTTTATTACATTTTCTACGTCAGTTAAACTATCACTTGCAAGTAAGTTTAACGCATCACTTATATTTACAGCCGTTTCAAAATCTCCTTGCATAAATTGATTATTTTTAACTAAACATATAGGATTTAAACCTATTGGATTTATATCATTATCCACAATTCTTGCACTATTGTTGAAAGAATTTTCATTATCACATTCTAATTTAAATGTTTCTGTGTCTGTATAACAATAAAATACTGTCTTTTTCTGTTCTTTAGACGAATAATATGTTACTGATAATTTAACAGGATTTCCTAATTCAGGAGAACATACTACAAATGTTGTTCTTGGATCTAAAGCTATTGGTACTAATGGATAATCAGGCATATAATCACTATATAACTCTTTTGTTGGAAATGTTCCAAAATAACTCATTCCAACAATACTTGCCATTGTTCCTACTTCATTATCAATTGTTTCAGAGTTTTCATAATTCATTATATCAATTAATTTTTCAATATCCCTTTGATATTTTCCTTTTCTTTGAGTAATCTGCGCTCCTTGTGAATATGTGTACCCTACAATCGTTCTTACAGTTGAATTTGCATAATTGATAGTTGTTTGATTTTCGATATTGTTTTCATAAAAACTACTTGTGCTTGCTTTATAATCTTTGTTCTGATTCCCAAAATAATAATCTAACAACCAATTAATATCAATTCTATTTTTTAAGTGTTGATTCCACGCTTTAGTCATAACATCAATAATAGTGTTTTCATTTATTTCTTCATCTACTATTATTAATCTTCTACCTTTTCCTATCAATTATTTTCACCTCATCTTTTCTCCAAAATAAAAGCCAATGACTTTTATCATTGACTTCTTATGAGTTCTTTTCTTTTTATTTCAAATTCTTCTTTACATCTCGAACACCAAAAGTATATACCCTCTGTATTTGCGTTTATTTCTATTGTACAAATTAACTTTTTGCATTTCGGACATTTTATCTTTATTCTATCCTTAAAATCGATCATAGTTTCTCTCCTAATTTTATTTTATCATATTCGTTTTTTTAAGTCAACTTTTTTATGTAAAATTTTTAAATACCTAATAATTCTCTGCTAATATTACTTACAGCTTTACCATAATTGCCTTTTGCTCCTAATACATTAGCAAATAATGTAGCCAAACTATCAGGTGCGTCCTCATGCTGCTTTCTTCGTACGTTTTTTGCCGTACTTTGATTAAATTTAAACACCTGATTTAACGCTTCATTAAACATTTTATCGCCTTTTATGCTCTCCCTTATAGGAATTACTAATCTATACTTTGACGCCCTGCTTCCTCTAATCTCTGCCTGATAATTCAATATTCTATCCGTTTTTGACTTAGTTGTTGGTGCTTTCTTACTCTCTACATAACATTCTATGTTCTCTTCTTTTAACATTCTTTGTATGTCATCTGCATATTCATCTCCACCATTGTTTGCTTCAAAACATATCCTACTTACTCCATGTAACTTAATTCTATTTACTACCTCAGGCTTTGTTACCGTTTTGTCTGCTTTATTTATAAAATACCAATCAATCAATTTACAATCCCCATTTTCATATTCATCCACTATAGGCATTGAAAACCAATCATCTCCACCCCACGCAACATCACACGAAGCCACAGTTCTCACATATCCTTCTTCTTTTTCAAAATAATCAGACAAATCAAACTTCTTGAAATCTTTTTCATAAAATAATATTCCTTCTCTTTCTATCGGCTCTTGCTGTATTAAACAACTAAATGATACAGCATCCATCAAATCTCTGTCCTCATGAAACATCTCTGTCGTTATCGCAAATCCATATTTATAATTAAAATTGCTCTCATCATTCTCATTTAGTCCTGGTATCCTTATCCTTATTAGCCTATCAGGCGCTGTCCTTTCATAATAATCTATCGTTCTTGACAATGGATCATTTATACTGAATATCGTTCCATTTAAAAGTAGTTTACAATCCCTTTGCATACGTTTTCTCGTTGTCCCCGTAAACTCTATCCACTTTTTGTCCATTAAATCTTTATTTGACGCTTCTTCTATATCTTTTACTAAGTCATCACAAAATAATATGTCATGCGCCCTCGTCCTTCCTGTTATCGAACCATCAAATCCTACACAATATAAACTATACTCTGAGTGCGGCTTCTTCCTGTTCTCCTCATCTGTGTAATCTAAACTCATCGTTTCCGCACTTCTATATAATTCCTTTATCTTCGGAAACATCTTTCTAAAATTCCCGTTGTCATCATTAACTAACGCATCTATTCCATTGTACCCCTTGTCTTTCGCTATCGATGCTGAATAACTGACAAACATCTTCGGCTTATCTGGGTTCTTCCCTATTGACCAACTTAAAAATCTCTGCCCTAACGCTGTTTTCCCCGTTCCTTGTGGCATCGATACTGTCATTATCGGTCTGTCTGTCCTGTAATAAAACTTACTATACTCCCTCGCTACCTCATTTAATACATTTGTTCTCGGCGCTATAAACTGCTTGTCCGCCGCTATCCCAAATTCTAACGCAGGCAAATAGTATTCAAATAAATATCTCCCTAAATAATAGTATGTTTCCTTCATCGCCTCATATAACTGCTTTTGCTTCCCTAAATCACTTTCCTTCCTTATCGCTTCATTTATCTCTATCGCTATTTGCTTTCCAATTAATATACTCTCACTTAAAACTAATTCCTTATCTTTATAATCATATTTAACCTTACTTAACTTCTCTCTCTCCTCAATTAACGATAAATCATACCTCAATACATTTAATACCAATAACCTCGTTACTCTATCCAATTTCCCATTCTCTAAGTTGTACCTTATCTTCCTGATGTCTGCCTCTATTTTTAAGTAATCTTCTTCCATCTCCCTCTCTCCTTAATAACTCTTTATTATTATTATCTCTATTATCGCAAATACTATTAATGCAAATAAATTAGCACTTATCATCTTCTCCTCTTTTCTCCAATCTTCTGCCGCTACTATTACCGCTACCCCTACGATTATTCCTAATACTATATGGATTATCTTTAACGCTAACATTTTCTACTCCTCTCTAATATCTCTATTATTACTTTGTTTACACTTATTCCCCTCGCCTTAGCCTCTATTTGCAATCTCTCATTTATCTCCTTCGGTAACCTTATACTCCTCTTTATTTTGTTCGGATTTTCCATCTCCTTCCTCCTTCTCCTCTCCTAAATCAATAAAATTCTCTTGATATCTTTCTTTTACTTCTCTGTAATATTTTTCCTCTTCGTTATTTGTATCATATTGAAATCTTAAATCCATTAATATATTATCTTCTTTCGTTCTTTTTATTCCTAAATATGCCATATAATCAATAAATATTTTTAACGCTTTCTTCGCATCTTCTTCGCTTTTGTAACTCTCTATTACTACTACATTCTTCTCTCCATCTATCCCGACAAGGTTGCTTCTTATTACCTTTATGCTCATGTTACTTACATTTATTAACTCTCCTTCGCTATTTATAAATCTTATATCCATCTTTATTTTCCTCCTTATCTATCTTTCTTAATGATTCCATTGTATTTTCATATAAATCACTATATTCAAACGACTTACACTTAAGTAAATGCTTATACCCTTGATACTTCGTATTTATCACCATATATTCTAACTCTACATTCTTATTAGTGCATTTATACTTATCATTACAATATTTACACCTTAAATCGTAACATTTTACCACATATCATCCCTCCCTATCTCTATTATATCATTTTGTGGTGGCATTGTCAAGTGGTGGCATTTTCGGCTTTTGTTAGATGCTTGGGGGGTTGATATGCGCCTTCGTGAAAATACGGTATATAGGGGTTGGGTGCGTGTAAATATGGCATTTTTATATATGTTATTTATAAATAATATATGATTTTTGTTATTCTTTCCGCTTCTGTATACTCTAAAATATTTCAAAAAAAATAAAAAAACTTTTCAAAAACACTTGACAATTATCTAATAGTATGATATACTATAAACAGTTAAGAGGAAAGGAAGTGGAACAAATGAAAAAGAATAAAAAACAAATCAAAATAAGAAACACAAAAAGCAACATATTTTTTATAATAATTGGCAGACTTGCAACATACTTTACAATATATGTAGCAATAGAAATATTTTTATATAAAATTATTATATATGTACTTGATAATTGCATTACAACAATATAAAAAAAAATATATTTTTTTATAAAAAACTCTTGACAATTATCAAATAATATGTTATAATATAATTAAGTTAAGAGAAAGAGGCGGAAGAGCGTTGCAAATGGTGATATTGGAAAAAGTAGAAAAAGCCCAACGACCCGCAACAAACTGTTAACTAAAAAAGAAAAAGAAAGGCACGTTTTAAGCGTGAAATGGTGGTAAAAATGAGTTATAATTATTATGAAAGTATGAAAGAAGATATAAGAGAATATCTTGAAAATACAAATGAAAGAGATGAGCAAGAATTATATGATGAAATGTTTATAGCGGACAGCATAACAGGAAACGGAAGCGGTTCTTATACGTTCAACACTTATCAAGCAGAAGAAAATCTTTGTCATAACATGGACTTATTAAAAGAAGCATTGCAAGAATTCGGAAGCGATATTGACTATTTAGAAAGCCCAGAAGCTTGCGACGTTACAATTAGATGTTATCTACTAGGACAAGTATTAAATGAAGTGTTAGAAGAAATAAAAGAAGAAGAAGAAGAAAGCGAGGTTGAATAGTATGGAAAAAATAAAAAATAATATTAACGAATTAATTATTGATGGAATTAAACCGGAACAATTGGAGAATTTGGAAGAATTACAGGCGCTTTATGATTCAAGGCAATCATTTTACAAAAAAGCACATGTTGGAACATTCACTTTTTCAAATGGAAATATAACTTGTAAATATTTAAAAAGCTATAACACAATTGTTGCATGTATATTTCAAAATCAATTAAGGATTTATAGCGGATTTTCACAAACAACAGCAAGGCACATTCGAGAATTTGCAAATCAAAATGGATTCTTTGATTGGATTCCATTCTCAGACATGAAAAATACTTGTGTAATAAGTAAATAAAAGGAGGTATAAAAAATGAATATAGAAGAATTTAAAATTGAAAAATATCCGCAAGAAATAGCGGAAAAATTATATAACTTACAACTTGACATGGATTGGATGGATTATGAAGAAGAAAAAGAGCAAATAGTAAACGATTTAGAAAACGCAATATATTATTTGAAATCAGTTTGTGAAAATGAATATAATGCAAATTATTTTAGAACATTTTACAAAATTTTAGAAAATATTTAAGGAGGTCAAAAAATGAACGAGTTAGAATTGTTAAACAACAACACAACGGAAAACAAAATAATAAACTTTTTTACAATGTATGATGTACAATTACAACATGTTCAAACAATTTCATCATTTTCAGTCAATAGATATTATTTTAAAATAACAAATAATTCAAAAATAAGAAAAATTCAAAACTTAACAAGCGAACTAGAATTGTATATTGAAATTGAGAAAATAAAACTTGACTTTGACAAAGAAAAAGGTTGTATCGTCTTTGAAACAAGCAAAAAAGATAGAAAAATATTGCATTTTAACGAATTAAAAAATGAAGAAACAAAAGGCTTGACCGCTTCTATTGGAAAAGATATAAACAACAAAGAAGTATCAATAAACATTGCAAAAGCTCCACATCTATTGATTGCAGGAAGCACAGGAAGCGGAAAAAGCTGCTTGATGAATGACATCATTGTTTCATTAGTCAACAAATATGATGCAAATTATTTTAAAACGGTATTGATTGACATAAAACAAGTAGAATTCACACAATATAAAAACATACCACATCTTGCCACGCCTGTTATAACTGAAACAGATAAAGCAATTGACATTTTGAACAAAATGATAATAATAATGACAAATAGATATAAAATTTTGTCAGATTTAAACTATAAAAATATGGAGGATTACAACAAACAAGAGCAAGACAAAATGTGTTATTATTTAATTGTAATTGATGAGCTTGCCGATTTATTCATTCAATCGCCAGACATAGAAATTTTACTTTGTAGACTTGCACAATTAGGGCGTGCTGCTGGAATTCATCTTATTTTAGCAACGCAAAGACCAGATAGCAAGACAATAAGCAGTAAATTGAAAGTAAATATCCCATCACGTTTAGCTTTAACAGTTACAAATCACTATGACAGTAAAACAATCCTTGATGAAACAGGAGCGGAAAAATTAACAGGTAAAGGAGAATTTTTGTTGAAAAAATCAAACGGTGAAATCGTAAGAGGTCAAGGCGCATATATTGAGAATTTAGAGGAGGTATTAAAAATATGAAAATTAAAGAAGAAAAACAACTAAACGACTTAGAATATAACTTTTTAAATGACTACACGCAAAAAAGCAAAAAAGAAATAACAGAACAAGAAAAAGCGGAAGCAATGCACACAATAGGGCAATTTTTCAAAGTATTGATGTTCTTGTTCTTTGCTCCTATCTGTATTATTGGTTTTTTCTGTATAGAGTGTGCAAAACAGGGCGGAAGCGGTCGAGGAAGTAAAAGAAGATAAACCACCCACAAGAAGCGGAAACGCTTCTTTTTTTATGTCTTTTAATTGTATAAATACCTATAAAAACTACATGTTTTTTAAAGCCTTAATAATCAATTTTAAGGCTTTTTCTTTTTTAGGTATATACTTATATTACTTGCCACCACAAACTGCTTAAAATTAAAACTCGCAACATTTTCAAGTGCTACACTTATTGAAAATACTGATTTTACCGTTTCAACATTGCACAAAATGATTATTTTGTGTAATTTACATAATAACTTTACAGTATCTATATATACCCTATTTTCAAATAACTTATTCAAAAATTTTTCACCTAAAAAACACCTCAGAAAGTTTTCAAAGTTTTCAGAAAGTTTTTTGATTTTTTTTCTCACAAAGTCGCCAGAGTTTTTAACAGAAAGTCGCTGAAAGTTTTTAGACTTTTTCTGCGACTTTTTCTCCCTCAATTTCTATAACTGCATTCTCTGGCGTATCAGGTAAAGCAGCAACAATTTCATCAGTATTATTTGGAACATCTCCGCTATTAGTTGGAGTTACTTCGACTTGTTGAACATCTTTCATGCCTAAATAATTTTTAGCTCTAAAAATCCAAAGTGAAGGAGGAATTTTTCCATCACGAGCTAAATTACTCTCCATCATAGAAACAGTTTCCTTTGCCCTTTTAATAATCTGCGAGTATCGCTTGTAGCCTTCAAATTCGCCGTTTATTCATATCATAAAAAGTTCTAATAGGAATACCGCAAGCAACAGCAATTGATTCATAAGTAGGGATTTCATTCATTTCAGTACAAAGGTCAAAAAGTTGTTGAATACGTTGTTCCATTTCATCTTCTGATTGAATTCTTTTAACATTAAGGGCATTAACAGCGAGAGTAAACTTCCATTTTTTCTTCATATAAGCATCATCAATATCTTTAACTGCTTTAGAAACTGAAGTTCTATTACTAATATTATTAACTTTACTACTCACAAAACCACATCCTTTAGATACATTATACCGTATATGGAAAGAAAGTGCAACCACTTTTTCAAAAAAGTTAAGAAGCAATAGTCGACCAAGAAGTTGTTGGTCTATAGTTGGTCGACAAGTTGGTCGAGCAGCTAAAGTATTGGTATTACTATATTCTTTCTTCTTTTTCGACCAATAAGAAAGAAATAATATATATTAAAGAGATAGAATATATAGTATATATATACAATATATAAAAGTTTTCAAACAATGTTGGTCGAACTGGAAAAAACCATCTCAAAACGTTGAAAAATAAGGATTTCTGTGTTCGACCAAGAAAATCGCAAGTTGGTCGAGTTTTTTTACATTTTTTCTCTGCAATTCTTTTATATTAAGTGTTTTCGCTTATTCTTTACATAACAACTTTACCTTAACATAATAACACAAAATACTACATTATGTAAAATAAAAAACAAATTTTAAAAGCAATTATCATTTAATAAATGATAAAGAATTTTATAAAAAGTTTTTAAGTATATAAAAATGAGCAAAAATTAACCCTTGTATACATAAAGTAATAAAAAAAACTAAAAAATATCTTAAAAATATCTTGACAAAAAATAAAAAAAGTTGTATAGTATATTTATCATTTAAAAAAGGAGGGAAAATATGAAAAGAAAATTAAGAGCTTTAAATAATCAATCAGATAGTTTGTACATAACAATACCTAAATATTTGGTAGATGTCTTAGGGTTAAAACAAGATATGGATATAGATATTGAGTTAAGAGCAAAAAAAATAATTATAAATACTGACATAGAAAAGAAAAATGATTAAAAATTACAGATTCCTTTGAGAGCGTTAAAGAGAAAGGAGAAGATAATGAATAATGTATTAGCTGAAAATGAAAATATTGCAAAAAAGACTAAGGAAAAAAATAATGCAAAAGTATACCCTATATGGTTAGAACAATTAGATAAGACTAAAGAAGGGAAAATTAAAAATACTTTTAATAATTTTAAAATAATACTTGAAAATGATGAAGAGTTTGCAGGAAATTTAATGTTTAATGAATTTGCATTTAGATCTTGTTATAAACAAAAAGGAAAAATAACTTTTATTAATGACAATATTGTAACTGATATACTTATTAAAATCGAAAGAAAATATGATGGGATTAATAATCGAAAAATTCTTGAACAAGTTATTGATTTGGTTACACAAGAAAATTCTTTTAATCCAGTTATTGAACATTTAAATTCTCTTAAATGGGATGGAAAACCTAGATTGGCAACAGCTTTGTCTGATTACTTTGGATGCTTGCATAGTAGATATAATGAATATTGCTTTAGAGTTTTTTTGAATGGAGCAATCGCTAGAGCTTTACATCCTGGTATTAAATTTGATTATATGCTAACTTTATATGGCGATCAACGGACAAGGTAAAAGTACTTTCTTTAGATATTTATGCGGAAAAGATGAATACTATCAAGATAATTTGGATGATTTTAGCGGTAAGTCTGCTTTTGAGAAAACTGAAAATAAATGGATAGTTGAAGCAGCGGAAATGACTTATATGTCAAAAAATAATATTGAAAAGGTTAAAGCTTTTATTACAACACAAAAAGATAATGTAAGATATAATTATAAAAAATATTCAGAAGATATACCAAGAAGATTTGTATTATTAGGTACAACTAACAACCCTGAATTTTTAACTGATAAAACAGGTAATAGAAGATTTTTGATTGTTAATGTTAAGGCAATTAATAAGCCTAAAAAATCTATTTTTTCTGACACTATACAAGAAGAATGTAATCAAATTATGGCAGAAGCTTATCATGATTATTTAAATGGAATGGATTTTTTGGTTATGCCTGATGAATTTAAACAACAAATATTAGATATGCAAAATGCTCACATGATTGATGACCATAAAGAAGGTATGATTAATGAGTATTTAGAAAAAATAATGTCAGATTTAAAGAAAAAAGAGCCTACAAGTTGGGGGTTAAAAAAATATTATTGTTGTATTAAACAATTATTCGTAGAAGCTTTAGATTATAAAATGACAGAAAAAATATCTAGGAGCGATTCTAATGATGTTGTTTTAATTATGCAAAAAAATCCACATTGGAAAAAATGCGATAGAAATGGAAGAAATATAAATACATCGTCAAAGCATAATTACGGAAATCAAAAAGCTTACGAATATATTTATGAAATTGATAAAAAAGATGAAAAAGTTAAAAACGGTAATGATTATTTAGTTCCTGAATTAAAAGAAAAAGTCGTTGAAGGTAAACAATTAAGTCATAAAGATTTTATTAATTTAATGAATAAAAATAATATAAACATAAAGGAGGAATAAAAATGATAATAATAAGTCAAGATAAAAAAAGTGTATATAATTTTGATAACGTAAAGTCGATAGATATTTTAGGAAATGAAGTTTATATAATAGATGATATTTTAAGTGATATAGGCGTTAAAATTGCAGAATATGAAACAGAAGTAAGAGCAAAAGAAGTATTAAGAAATATTATTGATTTGTATTCTGAGTATGGCTTAGATGGTAATTTGAATGTTAAATTATATCCTAAAATATTTGAAATGCCAAAAGAATAGGAGGAAAAGGGTATTGATGAGAATAGTGGAATTATTTGCAGGAATTGGAGCTTGTAGTAAAGCCCTTAAAAGAATAGGAATAGATGTAGAAATAGTTGATGCTGTAGAAATAGATAAATTTGCAATAGCAAGTTTTAATGCAATACACAATACTAATTTTGAAGTACAAGATATTTGCGAATGGGATAAAGATTTAAAAGATATTGACTTAATAACACATGGAAGCCCTTGTCAAGATTTTTCTGTTGCAGGAAAACAGGCAGGTGGAGATTTAGGTAGTGGAACTAGAAGTTCTTTAATGTATGAAACAATTAGAATAGTTGGAAAAATTCGACCCAAATATGTGTTATGGGAAAATGTAAGAAACATATTAAGTAAGAAACATAAACATAATTTTGATAGTTACATAGAAACTATGAATGTATTAGGATATAACAATTATTATCAGGTATTAAACGCAAAAGATTATGGAATTCCACAGAATAGAGAACGTGTATATACAATAAGTATTAGACGAGATATAGACGGATATAATTTTATATTTCCAAAAAAGGAAGAACTTAAATTAAGACTTAAAGATATGCTAGAAGATGAAGTTGATGAAAAATATTATTTATCTGATACAATGATAAATGGATTTTTAAAACATAATGAGAATCATAAACAAAAAGGTACAGGATTTATTTGGAAACCTAAAAATGAAACTGATATTGCAAGTACATTAAGAGCTAACGCAAGTTTATGTCCAACGGATAGCACAATAAAATGTGAGCAAGTTGGAAATTTAGCAGGCGGAAAATGGGATAAAATAAACGAAAGTTGTACAAGAGTTTATTCAGAAGAAGGAATAAGCCCGACAATACATACTTGTCAAGGTGGAAATACTGAACCTAAAATAATGATAAAAAATGCTAAACACCAACAAGATTTGGTTCAAACATGTGAAGGGATATGTAGAACTATTCCCGCAGGGACTCATGGGAGTACACCTCATTTATTAAAAACTATAGTTAACAATAGACCTTTGCAAATAAGAAAATTAACTCCAAAAGAATGTTGGAGATTAATGGGATTTGATGATGAAGAATTTGAAAAAGCTAAAAATGTACCTATGAGCAACACGCAGTTGTATAAACAAGCTCGGAAATTCAATTTGCGTACCAGTACTAGAAAAAATATTTAAAAAATTATTAGGATAAAAAGGAGGAAAACAAATGAATTATTGTTATATGATAATTTATAGCCACGAAAACGGTTATGCTATGTTTTATATTGAACGAGATAAAAAAATCGCTTACAATCAAGATATAAAAGAAATAGAGTGGGAAATATATAAGGCTAAAGGAAGAAATATACACCCTCACATATTAGATTATAGATTAGTAAATACTAAACCTACAAAAGAAAAAACAATAGATACAATGGAAGCAGAAGATTATATGAGATATTTAAAGAAAATTGTTGAAAATTGGAACAAGAAAGGGGCTAAAAACAATGAGGTTATGGGATTATAGATTAATACCTTTTTTGCCTAATGCTCAATTAAAAGCTATGAGATACGAAATAGGAGATATGGTAAAACAATATCCAAATATAAAAAATAGATTAGTAAGCTACTCTAATAACTACGATATAAAATATTTATATTCATTATTTATAGATGTTTTAGATGAATTTGATAAAAGAAAAATTAATCATAATAAAAAATACGATAGTGAAATAGAAAGAATAGTTAAAGAAAAAAGTAATTTTAAATTTAATGATTTAAACCTATTTTATCCTGAACATAACAATAGATATTTAAAACAATGTTATTTTAATTTACAAGAAAAAGCAGACAGAGGAATTGTAAGTCAAGAAGAATGGACTTTAATTCAAGAAAAATTTCATAATAAAATACATGGGTTTTAAAAATGAAAGGAGAAAAAATGAAAAAAATTGATTATTTAAAAAGAACAAATAAAAAATTACAGAATTATAGAGAGGAATTATTAAAAGAATTAGATTGTTTGGATCATGTATTAGAATGTAGTTTGAAAAATTATGATTTTATGATTAATTTTGCTATTGAAAAAGGTTTTGATGAAGTTGTAGATATTGGATGTGCTTATGGTCATCAATCAGAATTATGTGAGGGTAGAATCAAATATATTGGAATAGATAGAGAATATGTTAACTTTTATAAACCTTCTAAATGTTTTTGTTTAATAGAGGGTTATCCTAATAACAATAATTCTTTTAACCATCGATTCACAGATAGTTTAGCAATTTCTAATTTATGTGTGGGTTGGAATTGTTATGTAGATGAAAAAGAAGCGTTAGAACAATTTAAAGCACTTAAAAAAGATTTTAAGGCTTCTTTACTTCAATTACCTAAAGAAAGAGAAAAACTTTTAAAAAAAGTTTTTGGAAATGTTGAAAAAATAAAAAACAAAAGTTCAAGAATATCAGCATTTTATTATTGTTATTAAAAAGGAGGAAATTATGAAAGATAAATATTTGTTAATAATAGATGGAAAAGAAATTGAATGTGATAAAAAAGTCGAAATTATTTATTCAGATAAAGGAAAGAGGATGTTGTATAAAGATGTTTATATATTAAACGGATCAAAATTACATGAAGAATTGCCTAATGAATTAGAAATAAATAGCAAAAAATTCTACAAATCCAGTATTATAAGGAGTAATGGAGATTTTAGATTAATACAACTTTAAAAAAATGAAATTTCAAAAAAGAAATTTCAAAAAAGTGTTGACAAATTATAAAAAATGTGCTATTATATATATAACAAGGGAGGAGAACAATATGGAAAAGAAATTTTGTGTAGTTTGTGGTTCAGAAAATTTTTCAAGAAGTAAATTATATTGCAGTACAAAATGTGCTAATAAAGATTACTATCAAAAGAATAAAGCCCAGATTAATGAAAATCACAAAAAATGGAATAAAGAAAACAGAGATAAAACAAATAAATATTTTGAAAATTGGAAAACTAATAATCGAGAAAAACATTTAAAATATCAAAGAGAATGGGCTAGAAAGAAAAAGGAGAAAATAAATAATGAAAGATGATGTAATTATTAAAATGTTCGACAAAAACGAATTGCGAAGAATTGAAAGATGTGTAAAAACTAAAAATAAAGAAGCGATTATCGAATGGCGGAAAAGATTTTGAAATGAGATTAAACGAAAACTTTAATAAAATATATAGAGAAAAATATTTAAATGAGTTAAAAGAAAAATTAATTGATTTGGATGTTGCAGTAATGTATGCTTTACATTTTAACGAAAATACTAAATTTGGAAACAAAAGGCTAAAAGATTTCATGGATGATCTGGCTGCAACTATGAGAGGATTTTATAAAGATGATTTTGATAGAGCAGAATATAAAAAGATGTTAGAAGATGATGGAATTAAATTGGCAAAGGAGTAAAAATGAATAAAGTATTATTTAGTAGTAAAAAAGAAGATTGGGAAACACCGCAAGATTTATTTGATGAATTAAATAAAGAATTTCATTTTACAGTAGACGTAGCAAGTTCTGATTCAAATTATAAAGTAAAGAAACATTATACAGAAACAGAAAATGGATTATTACAAAATTGGGATAATGAAGTTGTCTGGTGCAATCCTCCTTATGGAAGAGAAGTTAATAAATGGGTAGAAAAAGCATATTTAAGTAAAGGTAAAACAGTAATGTTATTACCCGCAAGAACAGACACAAATTGGTTTCATACATATATATATAAAGAACCAACTGTAGAAATTAGATTTTTAAAAGGCAGATTAAAATTTGGAAATAGCAAAAATTCTGCTCCATTTCCAAGTATGATAGTAATTTTTGATAAACAATAAAAATATAAAAGGAGTAATTGTATGTGTAAATATTGTGAAAGCAAAGAATTAACTATAAGAATATCAGTTGTGTGGAAAAAAATTATAAGTAGGTGATTAAATGAGTACAAACAAAGTAGCAAGAAAAAAACTTGAAAAATTATACGGAGCAGAATGTTTTATAGATAAATTACATCTAAGAAAAGAACCAAAGAGAAAATATAAATCAAAAGGACAAATGCAAAGAATGAAACAATTAACATTTCATCATATAGTTATGAAAAAAGATGGAGGAAAAACTACAGTAGAAAATGGAGCTTTATTAAGTAGTTTAGCACACATGTATATTCATAGTTTACCTAGAAATCAAGAAGAATTTATAAATAATTTATTAAGAGAATACAAAAGACAAGTTGATGAGTGTAGATTAGTATTTGTAGATGATTTTGATGTACCGTTTAAAGTTACACCTGTAGAATTTTATGTAGATGAACGTGGCAAATATAACAGAGCAAAGAAAAAACAAGAAGATAAAAGATTAATTGATAAGTATTATGAGGAGGAGGAAAGATGAGTAAAGAAGAAGCTATAAATGTTTTAATTGGAATGGCAGTTTGTATAAGTCCAAAATTGCATTGTGATGATGATTGCCCCTTTTTTGAAAAAGAAGGTGAATGTAAATATGTCGAAGAAGAAAGAGATTTTGAACTAGTTGAAGCCGTAAAAATTTTAAAGGAGGAAAAATAATGGGAGATGAAAAAGGATTTACCTTTGTATGTAAAAATATAGAAGAAGTAAAACCTGAATTACCAGATATAAAAAGAGAATTAGTACAAAGATTAATACATGATTATGAAATAAAAATACAAGCTTTAGAAGAATTGCTGGAGGTGTAAATGATGGAAATGGAATTTATAATGTTATATCTTATAACGTTTGTAGCTTTAAGTTTCAGTTGTTGGAGATTAGGAACAATTGAAGCACAATTAGAGATTATAAAAGATGAGTTGGAGGAAATGAATGAAATATCCAAAATTAATAGGAGCATGTAAAGATTGCTTAGGCTGTATGCGTTTGGAAAATCCAAATTTCATAGGAGTATATAAATGTAAATGGAATCAAGAAAAAAATAAAAAAGAAAAACAATTTATTCAGGAGAAAATATGGAAATAGAAGATTTATTAAAATATATGCTTAATTTCTTTCAAAATATAGATAAAGAATTAGAAGAACTAAATAAAAAACAAAGCGAATGGGACATTAAACAAGATGAACTATTGCATTATATAGAAATTCATAAACTAAATGCAGCAAAGTCTTGTAAAGCAATAAGACAATTAAAATATATAAGAGAAGAACGAAGAAAAATAAAAAATGAAAGAGATATTGTTAAATCCATTAAAGATTCTTTTGCAGATAAATATAAAAACAAATTTATAGAAAAAGATATAATTCAAGCATTGAAAAAATTAAAAGAATTAGAAAAAAGACAAGAAACACCAAAATATAATTATCAGTTTTTAACTGAGGAAATGGAGATTAAAGATGGAATTAGATAATTTAATAAAAAAGATAAAACTATGTCTTGAAAAATGTTACAATGTAGATACTGATGATATTAGAAAGTTAATAGAAGAAACAGAAAAATTACAAATAAAAAATAAAAAACAGTATAAAGAGTTCATTAAAGAACATGGAGAAGTATGTGAAAAAATAAAAGAAGATATAAATAAGGAATGGATAAGCAAAATAAAAGCAAAAATAGAAGATATAAAAAAGTATAAAAATGATGATGAAAATTCAGTTACTAACGGAATAATTAATTGGGTTCTAAAAGTATTACAATCACTTTTAGAAAAAGAGGAGTAATATATGTTAATTAAAACTAATTATATGGATAAAAAGAAAAGTGTATATAAGTGTGATAAATGTAAAAGAAAATTAAATGGAGAAACGGTAATATATATTTTTGCAAAACAAGGCAAAAAACATTGTAAAATATTAGATGTATGTGAAAGATGTTTTAACGAAGTTAAACTTCATAAAAGAAAGGTTGATAAATGATGTATAAATATTATTTTAAAGCAATCCAATGTCATAAGTGGTATAGCAATTTTATGAGAGCTTGTGATTTAGGTATTGATGATGCAGGAATAAGTGTAGAAATATCTTTTGTAACAGATCAAAAACCTACTAAAGAAAATAAAGAAAAAATAATAAAAATATTAGAAAAAACTAAAGAAGAAAAATCTTTAGAAACATGTTTTGTTAATGTCAAATTTATTAGATGTGAAGTTTTGGAGGTGTAATAATGAATGAAATAGAAGATTTAAATGTAAGTATATGTGATTGGAGTTATCAAGAAGGATTAAGTGAAATAATAAATAATTTAAAAACTGTTAAATTAGATACTAGAGCTATGAATGAAACTACAGAATCTAGGTTAGTTGGGCAAGAGGAAATGTTAAAAAAAGTAATAGATTATTTAGAAAAATGTTTATAAAATTGTGAGGTGTAAGTAAATGAATATAGAAGAAAGTATTAAAAAGGCAAAAGAATTTATTAATTATCTTCCATCGGGTGTAGGAATAATATCATTTCGCAAAGGTCAATTTATAGATTGTCAAATAGCCATAGAAACTCTACTAACAGCTTATGAAAAAGAAAAAGAGAAAAATAAAGAATTAGAAAATACATTAAAACAAACACAAAATAGTTGGTATGAAGATACAAAAATAATCAAAAAACAATCTAAAGAAATAGAAGAATTAAAAGAAAGATATGAAAGAGCTAACAAAAGATATTTAAAATCTTTACAAGAAAAAGATGATAAATGTGAAAAACTTTTAGAATATGTAGAAACAGAAAAAGAAACTGATTATATTAGCAAAGACAAAATAAAAGCAAAAATAGAAGAAATAAAAAATATGACATTAGTTGAAATAGCTGAAAAAGTTGAAGGACATACATTTTTTTTATCATTGGAAGGATTAAGTGAAGGCAAAGAAATAGCATCATATTTTATACAAGAACTTTTAGAAGAAAAGGAGTAGAAGATATGTGTAAATATTGTGAGAAAGAAGAAAAAATTTGTGACGAATTAGATAAGCAAATAGAAATAATAAAAAATACAATACTAATTAGAAAAAGAATAGGAAATGTATTTGATTCCATAATTTACAATACGCAATTCAATATAAATTATTGCCCAATGTGTCGGAAGAAAGTTGGAAGGAGCTGATAATATTGAGTAAGGTATATATAGTAACTTGTGGAAATTATAGCGATTATGGAATAGAGGCTTGCTTTTCTACAAAACAAAAAGCACAAGAGTTTATAAAAAATGGTAAGAAAATAGAAACGTTTTGGGGTAATCCAAGAATAGAAGAATGGGATTTAGATGCTAATATTGATATTGTAGATGTGGTAAATATATTTTTTACATTTACAAGTCCACTTTCTAAAGGAAAACATAATGAAGAAGTAGAAAGTAGAGTAGATAAGTCAGTTAGATGTAAAGTTTATGAATTTGGACATAAAATAGATTTTTACGGTTCTGATTTTGAGATTTTACATATAAAAGAAATCGCAAATCCTAATAAAACAATAGAAGAAGAAATAGCAAGACTAACAAAAGTAGCTTATGATACAGCAAAGAAAATTAATTATTTATATAAAGTTGAAAATATAAAAACTTTAGAAGAGATAAGAAAAAGATTGGAGGGATAATATTGAGTGAAACAGATGAGATAAAACAGTTAAAAGAGTTAGTGAAAAATGCTCAAAATGATGTTGCACTATGGAAAACATTATATGAGAATTTAAAACAAGATTTTGAAGATTATAAAAATGGTAGAGATATAAATTATTTAGACAATAATCATCATAAAGTATTAGTTGAAAATTCATTAGGGCAAATAATTAAAGAACCCGAAAATATAGAATTTGAAGATATAGAATGTAAAATAATTATACACAATAAACTATTTACTGGATGGGTAATAGCAAATGATTTAGGAATTGTGCAAGAACAAGAATATCCTAGATTTATTAATTTGAAACAAATGGCTGATTATATTGAAACTAATAAGTTTGGCAGTTGTACAGTAATAGCGGAAAGTTCACTTAGTGGAGCAATTTATAGATACAACAATTATGGTAAAAAAGAATGGCAATTAGTAGGAACAATGTTAGGCTATGCTTAAAGCTTCGGCTGGATAGGAGGAGAAGATGAATAAAAAAATAAAGATTATAGATCTATTTAATAAAATAGCAAATGGAGAAGATTTACCTATAAAAATACAATATGGATATGATAGAAATAATTGCTGTGCAATATGGCAACTTAACCCAAGTTTAAAAGATTATTGTTGTAATAAAAGAGATATAGGAGATAATCAATTATTTGCAGATTATATAGGAGATATAACAGTAGTTTTAAATAATGAAGTTGACATATTAGAAGATAATACAGAAGATATAAAAAAGATAGAATTAATTAAAGATGGGTTAACAATAGAAAATATAAGTTCTATAGTTTTAGCTGATAGACTTAATGAGGTAATAAATGTAGTAAATGAATTAAGAAAGGAAAAAGAATAATGCCGTTTAATAGTGGAAAATATTATTTATTAAAAGATATATATTATAAACCAATAATGAAATGGTATATGAAAGTATGGTATATATTGACATTTAGAAAAAATAGAATAAAAGAATTTGAACAATTTAAACCTTTATTGAAAATAAAAAGTTAAGAATATATGGAATAGAAAATATACAAAAACTATCTAGTGAAATACTTGAACATTTAGAATATTTAGAAGTAAAGAAAAGTGGGGACAAACAATGATACCTAAAAAATGTAAAAATTGTTGTAAACAATATTTTTGTAAATTTGCAAGTAAAGAAGTAGAGAATTGCAAACAATTTGAGAGTTGGATTACTACTAAAAATTATGGGGAAGTAAAAAGAATAAAACAGAAAGGAGAAGAAAATGTATAGAATAAGATTAGAAAATTTAGAAGAACTAAAAGAAGGAAAAACAATAACTTATTTGTCAAAATTAACAGGTTATCCTAGAACCTATTTAAATCGTGTTTTAAAAGGAAATTTTTTAGTCGAAGAAGAAACTGCAAAGAAAATATTAAAACCAATTTGTAGTGAATCAAAAAAATTAAACGAAAAAATGAATTTGTATGGTATTGATACAATGGTACAACATTTTTTTAGAATAATATAAAAGAAAGGGAGTTTAAAAATGGAAGAAGAATTAATATTAAAACAAAAATACAATAGTTTGTTAGAATCACTAAAAAAAGGAGAAGATTATATAAGTAAAAATCCAGAGGATGAAAAAGCACAAAAAAGAATGGAAGAAATATCAGAAGAAATGAAAAGAATTATGGCTTTATTTCCTGATATGACACCTTATGAAATGCAAAATGGATTTGAAATAGTTATACCTGATGAAACGCCACAAGAAATTCCTAACAATCAGTTAATAAAGAAAGATGATAATAATATTTTAAATAACTTTGATAGCAATTGGAGTATTGCAGAAAAAATATCAACAAGTTCTTTATTACCTTCTGAATTTCAAGGAAAACCTGAAAATGTTATAATTGCTTTAGGAATGAGCCAAAAGATGGGTATAGATTTTTATACAATTGCACAAAACTTGCATCTTGTTAGAGGTAGATTGACATGGTCAGGAAGTTTTTGTAAAACTTTAATTGAAAAAACAGGTCAATATAAGGATTTAGACTTGGTTTATATTGGAGAAGAAGGGAAAGACAACAGAGGTTGTTATTTAGAGGCAACAAGAATTAGAGATAATAAAAGAATTAAAGGAACTACAGTTACGGTTGCTTTAGCTAAAAAAGAAGGATGGTGGACAAGAAAAGACAAAAATGGAAAAGAAACTTCAAAATGGTCTACAATGACAGAACAAATGCTAGGATATAGAGCTATGGCATTTTTTGCAAGATTATATACTCCAGAAGCTTTAAACGGAGTTATGACAAGCGAAGAGAGTCTTGATATAAATTCTTCAAGACAACAACCACAAGATATTTTGTAGGAGGTCAATATGAGTAATATTAAAAGAAAAATAAGAAGAAATGAGTTAAAGAAGGAATTAGGCACAAATAAAATTCAAACTGCATATCATGATAGATATGACACTATTGAACAAAAAATAAGAAAGGAAATTAAAAATGCAAAGAATAATAAAGTTTAGTAAGATATGGAATGGAAAATATCAACTTTCAGGAAATATGACTTTTGAAACAAATTTAGGTTTTATGCAATTGACACCAGAACAAGGATTAGAAATTGCTTTTACATTGTTTGATGACTATGGAATGGATTATGACATTTTATATGAACTAGAAGATAAAATAAAAAAGAAAGGAGGAGAAGATGAAAGTAACACAGAAGAACTATTTTAATAAAGAAGTTTCTCAAATTTATACGGGTTCAACTGAAATTAAAGAATTTTTAAAATGTGAAACTTGTGCGGTTGTAAAATTAAATGGAGAATGGCAAGAAGAAAAAAGTAAAGCAATGTTAGTATCAAGTTATATAGATGCAGTTATTTCGCATGAGTTAGCTGATTTTGTAGTTGAAAATCCCGAAATATTTACAAAACAAGGCGAATTAAAAGCAGATTATAAATTAGCAGAAGAAGTATTGAATCAAATGCAACAAGATGAAATGTTTATGAAGTATTTAAACGGAGAACATCAAGTTATTATGACAGGAGAAATATCAGGAGTTCCCGTAAAAATAAAAATTGATAGTTTTCATAAAGATAAATGTATTGTTGATTTAAAATGTATAAAAGATTTTGAGTTAATCTGGAATAATAAAACAAAACAAAAAGAAAATTTTATACAATATTATGATTATATTTTACAGGCTGCATTATATCAAGAAATTGTTAAACAAAATACAGGAAAACAATTGCCATTTATTATAGCCGCTGCAACAAAAGAAAAGATTTCAGAAAGAGCCTTGTTACAAATACCACAAGAAGAATTAGATTTAAAATTAGAATTTTTAACTCAATATTTACCACATATGCAAGAAGTAAAACAAGGTAAAATAGAACCTAGAGAATGTGGATATTGTGATTTTTGTAAAAGCAAAAAGAAATGTAATTCATTATATTATTATAATACTTTCTTTGAAGAAAGAAATAAATAAGGAGGAAAAATAAAATGTTTTTTAATAAAAGAAAAAAAGAAGAAAAAACTGCAAATGAGGTAGTAAAGGATATGATTACGCATAAAGCGTTAAAAGATTTAGAAGAAAAAAATAAGGAAATTGAAGAATTAAATGATGCAATAGTTGTTGCATTAGGAAATGCAGAAGATTTAAGAAAACAAAATAAAAAATTAAAAAGTGATAATAAAACTTTAAAAGCAAATTTAGAGGTTTTAGAAACAACAGTTGAAAATATTAAAGAAATATGCGATAATTCAAAAGGAAAAGTTATTTCAAAAAATAAAATTTTAAAAGAATTAGGAGAGTAAAAAAATGGCGTTAAATAAATGTATAATACAAGGAAATTTATGTAAAGATATTGAATTATTAACGACAAATAATGGTGGAACTTATTTAAGAAATACAATAGCATGTCAAAGAAATTATTCAAGAGAAAATGAAGAAAAACAATCAGATTTTATTAATATTGTAACTTATGGAAAAACTGCTGAATTTATCAGTAAATATTTTCAAAAAGGAAGTCAAATTTTAATAGAAGGAAGAATACAAACAGGCAGTTATGAAAAACAAGACGGAACTAAAGTATATACAACAGATATTGTTGTCGAAAGAGTATTCTTTTGTGGAACAAAAAAACAAGAAAATAATTTTGAAACTGAAATGGAAAATAAAAATGTTACATTAAATGTTGTAGAAGATTCTGATCAACTTCCATTCTAAGGAGGACAAAATATGGGAAAAAAACAATATCAATTAGGAAAAAGTTTTGAAGAAAATTTATGTTGGTATTTATTTAAAGAAGGATATTATGTAATATATAATGAAAAGCGGAATATCTGGAAGTCAAAATTGTGATATTATTGCAATTAGGAATAACATTGCTACTTTAATAGAATGTAAAAATCTTGAAAATAAATCAGGTTTATTTAATCTAAATAGGGTTGAAGCAAATCAATGGTCTGCTTATAAAACTTTAAAATCTAGACAAAACAGCAATATGATTTTGGCTATTTTGTGGAATAATAATATTTACTTTGTGAATTTTGACTTATTACAGTTTTTCGACAAAAGCATTGATTTAAAAAAAATAGAACCTAACATTATTGATTGGGATAAAAGGAGTATAATATGAAATATTTAATTACTGGCTGTGGATTTTTAGCAAAAGAATTAATCAAAGAATTATTAGAAGATTGTTTAACAGAAAACATAAAAATATATTCAAGAAATGAAAAAGAACAATGGAAAACAAAAAATATGTTTGATGATAAAAGATTACAATTTATTATAGGTGATGTAAGAGATGAAAAAGCTATAAAAACAGCTTTAAAAAATGTTGATATCTGTATTCATACAGGGGCAATAAAAAGAATTGAAGTTGCCGAAAAGCAACCTATGGAAGCAATCAAAACAAACGTAATAGGAAGTATGAATGTTATTAATGCTTGTAACGAAAATAAAGTTAGTAAATTAATTCTAATTTCAACAGATAAAGCTACTTCCGCAACTACTTGTTATGGTAGTACAAAATTTTTAATGGAATGTATGGCTTATGCTAATGATAGTGAAACAGAGATAATATGTACACGCTACGGAAATGTATTTGGTTCAACAGGAAGTGTAGTTCCTATATTTGATAATTTAGTAAAAAATAATAAACCTCTTACAGTTAGAAATCCTAATATGACACGTTTCTTTATGCCAATTGAGGAGTGTGTTGGTGTTATTTTAGAAGCATTAAATTTAGGAGAAAATAGAGATTTATGGGTATATCCTAGTAAATCATGTACTATAAAAGAATTAGCTGATGCTTTTAGTGAGAATCAAATAATCATAGGAACAGAAAACATAGAGAAAAATGATGAAGCATTATTAACTATAGAAGAATTAAATCATAGTATTAAATGCGGAAAATATATTGTTGTTAATTCAAAAATTAGTGAAAGAAAATATGATAAACCATTAACAAGTGATAATGCTGAAAGATTAACACAAGATGAAATAAAAGAAATGTTAGAGAATTGGAGAAAAAATAATGTATAAAGTTAGTATAATAATGCCTGCATATAATTCAGAAAAGTTTATAGAAAAAGCTTTAAAAAGTATTCCAGAAAGAAATGATATAGAAATTATCATTGTTAATGATGGTTCTACAGATAAAACAAAAGAAATAATTTCAAAATTTAATGTAAAATTAATAGATAGAAAAGAAAATATGGGAATAGGTTATTCAAGAAGAGAAGCCTTAAAAGTTGCAACAGGTGAATATATAATGTTTTTCGATAGCGATGATATAATTATTGAAGAAAATTTTAATAAAGTTTTAGAAATGTTAGATGGTTCAGATATAGTTTATTATGATATAAAACAAAATGATGATGTTATTTTACATTTAACCCCCGAAACAAAAGGAATCTATCCAGGTGCTGTAAAATTTATTAAAAAAACATATATAAATCAATTTGAATATCCTATAGTAAGGTCTTATGAAGATGTGTATTTTAATGGAGAATTAAATTCTAAACCACATACAGAAAGATTCACAAATTTAATTGTTGTTAATTATAACTTTCCAAGAGAAGATAGTACATCAGCAAAATGGGCAAGAGGAGAGTGTTTATAATGTTTAGTATTGTGATGATGTCTTGTGATAAATATAGATGTTTAACAGAAGCTTTTGATGCTTGTATGGATAAATATTATATTCATCATCCTAAAATTTATCATGTTTACGGAGATGGTTGTTGGACTAAAAGATTAAGAGAATTTTTAGAAACAATACCAGAAAAATACATTTTGCTTTTATTAGATGACATGCTTGTTAGAAAATCAGTTAATAAAGAATTAATTAAAGACGCTTTAAAAACATTAGAATTAAATCCTTATGTAGCTGTAATAAATTTTGAAAAGAATTATAGAGAAGCATTGCATTTTTCTGATAATTGGTTAGAACAAAAACAAAATCAAGTCTACCTACATAGCTGTCAACCAAGTTTGTGGAGAAGAACAGCACTTATAGATAACTTACAAAAAAATGAAGATGCGTGGAATTGGGAAACAACAGTAGTAAAAAATAATTGGAGATATTTAATAAATAAAGATGCTGATATTATAGAAGTAGGAAGAACAAATGACCTTAATTGGGGAATTGTCAGAGGAAAAATGAGTAAAGAATTTTTAGAATTTTTAAAGAAAGAAGGATTGTATGAAAAAATTGAGCATAATTTCACCTTACTATGATTGCTTAGAATATACAAAAAAACTAGCAGAAGTTTTAGAACCACAATTAAATAATGAAGTTGAATGGTTAATAATTGACGATGGTTGTAATGAAAAAGAACTTGACAATTTTAAAGCTAAAGTAATACATCTTGATACAAATAGTGGTGGAGCTAGTGTACCAAGAAATATTGGATTAGATATTGCACAAGGAAAATATATTGCATTTATAGATGCAGATGATACAATTAAATCTAATTACATAGAATTAATTTTAAATAAAATTAATACAGAAGATTTTGATTATTGTTATTTTAGTTGGGAAAATCCAAGAAATCAAATTATAATTGAAGATGAACCCCCTGAATGGAATGTATGTGTTTGGAATTGTATTTATAAAAGAACATTAATTGGAGATGAACGATTTAATCCAGAATTAATTATTGCAGAAGATTATGATTTTAATATTAGAGTAAAAAAAGGAAAAAAAGCGAATATAAAAGATGTTTTATATTTTTATAATGATAATCCTAATTCTTTAATGAGGAGGAAATAAAATGTCAGAACAATATACAGATATATTTTATTTTGCAAATATTAATGTAATCGGTGGTGTTGAAACTTATTATTATTATCTAGCTAAAAAATATTCTGACACTACAAATTTAACAGTTTTTTATAAACATGGAGATTTAGATCAAATAAAAAGACTTAAAAATTTAGTTAGAGTTAAACGATATAATGGACAAAAAATAAAATGCAAAAAAGTTTTTATAAGTTATACACACGATATTATAGATTTTATTGAAGCAGAAGAATATATAGAAATAATACATGGAGATTATAAAGCTTTAGGAAAAACACCTCGTTTAAATCCTAAAATAACAAAATATATTGGAGTAAGTAAAAAAGTTTGCGAAAGTTTTAAAGAATTAACAGGACTAAATATAGACCTTTGTTATAATCCAGTTGCAATTGACGAACCTAAAAAAGTTTTAAATCTTATAAGTGCTACAAGATTAACAAATGAAAAACGGAAAAAAGAGAATGGAACAATTAGGAAATATTTTAAATGATAATAATATTCCATATAATTGGTTTGTTTATACTAATGATATAGATGCAATTAATAATCCTAATATAGTTTATAAAAAGCCATGCTTAAATATAATAGATCATATAGCTAATGCAGATTATTTAGTTCAGCTTTCAGATAATGAACGGATTTTGTTATACAGCAATAGAAGCCTTATTAGTTGGTACTCATGTGCTTTTAACAAAATGCCCTGTATTTGACGAATTAGGTATTAAAAATAAAATTCATGGTTTCTTATTAGATTTTGATATGAAAAATATACCTATTGATGAAATATATAAAGGATTACCTCGTTTTAAATACAAAGTTCCTGAGGACAATTGGGATAAATATTTAACAAAAGAAAAAAGTAATTATAAAAAAGAATTTAGCAAACTTATTAAATTAGAAGTTATTAAAGACTTTTCTTTAGGAAGATTTGATGAATTAATAGATTTAAAAAGATATGATATATTAAAAAATATAAATGGTCATCTTTTTGTTAAAGATACTTTTAAATGTAATAAAATTTTAGCAGATGAATTATTAGGAGAAAATCCTAAAGGTAAAGTTCTTGTTAAAATAATAGGAGAAGAAAATGAAGATAAAGATTGATAGTGTAATAACAATCTCAGATGCAACTAAAGAAGTAAGAGATTATATAAAATCTGAATTAGAATTAAAAAATCCTGAAATTCAAAAGAAAAAAGCAATGGGATTTTGGACAGGAAATATACCTCAAAAATTAAAAATGTATTCTAAAAATGGAACTGATTATATAATTCCTGTGGGAGAAATTAATAATGTTTGGAATTTACACCCTAAAAAAGAAGATTATTTTATAAATTGGGGAGAACATAATAAATTAAATTATCCTGAAAGCAATTTAAAATTATATGATTATCAAGAAAAAGCAGTAAATGTAATGATAAAAGCAAAGCGTGGAATATTATCTAGTAAATGTGGATCAGGTAAATCTATAATGCTTCTTGAAATAATTAAAAGAATAGGGTATAAAGCATTAATAATTTGTGAAAAAAAAGAAATACAATTACAATTTAGAGATTATTTAATTAATTGTTATGGAATGAAAGAAGGAGATTATGGATTAATCTCAGAAGGAAAAGTTGAAATAGGTAAATTTGTAACAATTGGACTTCGTCAAACTTTAGGCAAAATCGATTTAACACCTTATAAATTTGAATTTGGAATAATTGCTGTGGATGAAGGACAAAATGTTGGTGGAACTGTTACAAAATGTACTCAATATTCTAAAATATTAAATAATCTAGCAGCAGAATATAGATATGCAGTAAGTGCAACAGCATATAGGGTTGATGGATTAACAAGAGCAATGTATAGTTTATTAAACACCATTAAATATGAAATACCAGAAGATGCTATTGAAGATAAAATTATTAAGGCAAATATAAAACCTGTTTTTACTAATTATCAAATCCCCTTAGAATGCTTAAAATTTGACGGGACAATAAATTACACTATCCTTCCACAAAAACTCGCTAGAAACGATTCTCGCAACAATCTGATAGTAAAATTATTAAAAAAAAATAAAGATAACTATTGTTTAATTTTGTCAGATAGATTAGAAGGTTTAGAATTATTACATCAAGAAATTGGAGGCTTGTTTATACATGGCAAGATGACAAGTAAAAAAGCAAAACAAGAAAGAGAAGAAGCAATACAAAAAATGAGAAATAAAGAAGAACATTATTTATTTGCAACATATAGCTTGGCTAGAGAACGGATTAGATATTAAACCACTTAATAGATTATTTTTAATTGCTCCAACTAAAAATAAAATAAATTTAATTCAATCAGTTGGTAGAATTGAAAGAAAAGATGAAGAAAAAAACACTCCAATAGTCTATGATTTTATAGATAATGATGTTTATTTTGATAAAGCTTGGAAGAAAAGAAAAGGAATTTATAAAAAAAATAATAATAAAATTATTGAAATTTAATACAAAAGATTATATAATAAAGAAAAAAGAGGTTGCTTATGGAAGATATAAAATTAAAATATATCAACAATATTTGCAGCTTTTGTACACACAACTTAGAAGAAAATTGTAAAGATATACATAAAACTATTATTAATGATATTGTTACTTATAAGTGTTTTAATTATAAGAAAAAGGAGAAAATGCCTATGAAAACAAGTAAAATTGCTGACCATATTATGGCAGATTATGCAAAGCAAAAAAGATACGAGAACAATAAAAAAAGAAGTAAATTAGAAGAGTTCAGAAGAAAAAATTGTGTATTTTGTAAAAATCAAGATTCTAATCTTTGTCATATTGTTATAAATGTCAACAAAGAACTACAATGTGTATATAAAGAAATTTAATATGTGTCTTTGGTGTAATGGTAGCATAGTGGATTCCAAATCCATTGGTTAGGGTTCGAGTCCTTAAAGATATGCCAGTTTGAGATACTAGGCTCTCTTAAACAAAATCGATTGGGCGATTTTTCTTTTTAAAAGCATATACTACGCTATATCCTAGTTAATAGCTTTATTTGCTTCCTTAGTTTAACTGGTAGAACAATAGCCTTGTAAGCTATTTGTAAGGGTTCAAGTCCTTTAGGAAGCTCCATGAATGCTTCCTCAAGGTGTATCATTTGACGAAATGATAAAAGGTTCGATTCCTTTGGGAAGCTCCATATATAATGATACAAAAAAGGGAATGTAAAGCCTTGAGTAGCTAACAAGGTAATTCAGAAACCTTACAATATTCTCAATGAGTGCATGCTTTAATTGAGTGCGCAAGGAATAATTATTATATCATTATATTGTTAAATATATTTGAGGATAGAAAGGCAGCTATCACGCCAGTATATGTAAAGGTTCTATGCTCGGCTCGAAAGAGTAACGCAAGGTAGTCTTATAATGGTCTTACAAGAGATGTAGGGTACGCCGTCCTACCAAATATATTTTTATTAAAAGAGGTATTTATGAAAGATGAAATTTTAAATGTTTTAAATATGGAAGATATTTTAAATAAATATGATATTAAAAGAAAAAGAAAACAATTTTGCTGCCCTTTTCATGGCGATAAAAACCCGTCTGCAAAAATGTATGAAAAAAGTTTTTATTGCTTTGGATGTGGTAAAACAGGCGATTTAATTCAGTTTGTTCAATATTTTTTTAATATTTCTTTTAAAGAAGCTTTGCAAAAAATAAATGAAGATTTTAATCTAGGATTATTATCTAATACTAAAATTGATAATAAAAAAATAAAACAAATTCAAAGAGAAAGAAAAGCTAAAAAAGAATATTTAAGAAGTGTAGAAAATAAATTGAAAAATTTATGCGAACAAAAAACAAATTGTAAAAATAAAATTGAATCTTTAGAACAAGAAATTAATTTAAATAATTGGCAAGAAAAAGTTTATATAATCTCTAAATTACAAGAAAGTATATATAAAATTGACTCAGAAATTGATGAATGTTTCGATTTATTATATAAAATAAAGAACAGCTTTTGATAGCTGTTCTTATATGGAAAAAGAATTATAAGTGGTCTAATTTAATTATAATTCTTTTTTCTTTTTGTGTCAATATCTTTATACTTTAATTAATTTTCCTTTTTTAAGTTTATTTAATAATTCAATATTTTGTTTAGCTGTTCCTTTATAGTTTTTAATACCATTTTTTTCTGCTATCTTTTTTCTATGTTTATAACTAGAATCTACTTTAATAGAATTTAAAGCTAAAACAATTGAAGAATATTTTGATGCACATGCTTTGTAATATTTTGTTGTATTAGTTTTAGAATTTATTGGTTTTGAAGTTGGTCTATTTTCTTTAGGTTTTGATGGTTTTGCAGGTTCTTGTTTTGGTTTTGAACTTGTATCAGATATATAACTAATAAAAGCACATTTTCCCCAATTTGTCCATCCTCTTGTTTTTGCTACTGTTTTTATTATTCTAAAAGTTCCACCAGATACCGTACATTCATAACTATATTTACTTCCATCATATACTCCAATATGTCCATCCATCCAAACTAATAATCCTTTTATGTTTGGTATTGTAGATATTTTGCCTTTTTGAGTACATTTATTGTACATTCCATTAGCAGATAAATCATATTTACTATTATATTTTACTTTTCCAAATCCTCCAAATAAATAGCATTTTATTAAACCTACACAATCATAAGCATATTTCTTTTTGCCTACTGCATTTCTTGCATTTCTTTTTCTTTCTTCTGTTCTATAAAACTTTGGATATTGTTTTATTTTTGACTCTACTAACTGTAATGTTAATTTTTGTCCGAATGTCCCATAAACATAATAATTAGAAGTATTATAGCATTTTATTGTATTTTCTAATAATCCTAAATTCGTTAACATTATTATTCCTCCTCTACTATATCAATTTCTTCATCTTCCATTTCGTCTTGTAAATATAACTCTTGGTTTTCTTTATAATTTGCAGAACTGATACCTAAAAGAACACCTAAAAATGTATCAATTGCAGTTATTGTTCCTACAATTTGTTCTCCAAAAGGTAATCCCCATATTCCAGCTAGTGCAAAATATAAAGTTCCTAAAGCTGGCAATAAAATTTGTGCAACCCATTTTAATGTATCATAAGTTTTGTTACTCATTTTAATTTCCTCCTTTAATATATTATATGTTAGTAGCGTGAGGCTGGACTCGAACCAACAACTCTAAAATAATTTAGTGAGATATCCATTTTCTCCACACACTCCACTAACAAGATTAATTACTTTTTAATGCCTCTGCTACAAAATATATCGGTACTCCATCTTCGCTGTAAACGTGCGTAACACCATCATACGATTTAGCTTTGTATATTTGTTCTAGGGCTTGGGATTGGGCGGTAGTGCAAGGGAGGTCAACTGCTGTTGCTAGAGGATATATTATTTCTGTATTATGAGTAGAAAGCCATGTTTTGAAGTCTTCTACTGTATCAATAATTGTCTTGTCTGGATACATATAAATATTGTTATTAAACCTAAATATACTACCTATATCACTTCCAGAACTTGCAAATCTGAAATAATTAGAGTCTACAATTTGTCTAGTATCAGCTAGTGTATTCAACATATCGCTTTTTACTAAATAAAATCTTGTGTATAACTCGCCATATCTTTCCCTTGTATATTCTTCTGTTTCCGCTCCAACACATAAAATTCTTCCTACGTTATGTCTTTCGTACCAATTTCCACTTACTCGAATAAATTTATCTCTTAAAATTGTATTTTCATCTAATTTAATATCTCTTATAGGTTGTTGTACTGGAAGGATAAATGTTTGTTCTTGATGGGCGACATAAGTTGTTGCGGTAGAGCCTTGTTCTAGTTGGATATTAGAACTCATAATTGCTTTTGAGTCTGTAATTCTAACATAACCCACATTACTAGCTGTTGTTATATTAAAACTTGCTCCAGTTGACCCCAAGAATGTTCTTGAAATAAATTCTTTATTTGCTTTATAATAACAAATTGCTGAACTTCCAAAACCATTCGTTAATCTATTAAATATATAATTTGTTGATGGACTTACCTTAATAAAATCCGATAAAGCATAAGTGCTATCTGCATAAGGTAATCCATCACCACCTAGCCTATATCCTTCTATGGTTGTAGCTTTATTATACAAATTCTTATTAACAATCTTTTCTGTGATACCTACTACATTTCCTTTTATAAAACTTCCAGTTCCTTGATTCGTATAAAATACATTGTTTACTAAATCATATAGTCCTATTTCATTATCTGACTTTCTATAACATGGAATTAAATTTCTTACTAATGTATCTCCCTCCCAAACTTTCATTGAATATACATACATATCATAAGTATTAAAAGGTGTATCATCTATTATTCCAAATAAGGATATACTATTTGTAGTCGATTGATTTCTTGTTAAAGTTAATGAATGTTCTCCATACGTTAATTTTGTTCCTTTTAACTTAATTGTATTTTTTTTGTAAATTGTATTTTTTACATCTATTTGTGGAACAGAACCACTAGATTTAGTCCAGAAAAATATTGTTGTATCTTGTCCTGCTGATGTGCCAAAATTAAAACGTATTGTAGAATTAGGTGTACCTAAAAATCTTGTTTTAGATGATGTGAAATTATTGGTTATATTATCGAATTTACAAGTTAATTCTAAATCAGTTGAATTAGTTGGATTGTAATTCAAATCAATATATTGAGTTTTGGTGCTTTTTATATATTCAATTTCAATATATTCATTTGGTAATTCAGCATTTCCCTTTATTCCCGCACTATTTATATCTACTGGATATGATGGATTAGGTGATGGAAGTCCTCCTGTGTAGGGTTCGTATGGTAAGGCTGTTGAACCTGCATTAACCATAACCCCAACAGGATTTTCGCTAGTTAATGAAATCCTCATATATTTTGAATTAGCGGGTGTTGTAAATGTATATATCCTAGGTGTTACTGCTGATATAAAAGTTTTATTTTCATCATAAAAAGCAGTACCTGCTACATCACTTGTGCTATTTGTAATACCTGAAAATGTATAAGCTGTATTCTCTTCGATAGGAATAAAATCTGTTGCACTCCATCCATTACTTGTTCCAACATTCCCAGTATTTCTATTTATATATCTTTTTGTAATTGATGTGCCAATATCAAATAATTGATTTCCTTCTGTCGTTTCCTGTGTACTATTTCCTTTAATATCCAACTTCATCTTTCCTGCTTTTGTTCCCTCTAATGTAGCTTCTGTAACATCTGTAGCTGTTACTTTAGGATATTCATTCCAGACTTCTTCTAATGCCTCTACATAACTTCTAAATGTATCTTCTTCATCTAAATCTTGTCCTAAATCATTTATCTTTTCTCTTAATAATGTTTTTGTGGTATTTAGGTATGCTGATTTATCACTTATTGTTCCCATTATACCACCTCCCCATTAATTGCATCTAATACATCTGCTATATCTCCTATTAATCCATTAATATATGTTACATCATACACATTTCCTGTTGTAGTATTTAATTCTGTTTTTATTTTGTCGCTACCTACTATTCCTTTTCCTGTGATTACGTTTTCTAGTGTTCCTTTTGAAATAAAAGCACCATTATTTGCATTTTCATAATCACTATAATTTAAAACACTTGCTATTACTACTCCATTAGTTGTATTTGTATATACAGCATAATTTGAACTTGTTCTAACTAATCCTGCTGTTGAACCTGTTGCATAATCTGTATTCTTTACATAGTTAGTTAAATCACTTGATTGTATAGATGTATCTGCTTTGCCTAATGATGTTTGTACTTCGCTTGTTAAATCTGTTTTTGGTATACCTCCAGAAGGTTT